CCAAAGCAATCGCTTTGTTGACAACAGTGGTAACAACTTTACCGTTACACCAAGCGGCACTCCCAGCATCCAACGTCTCAGCCCCTTCAGCCCTTCTGCTGCTTACAGCACCACAACGATTGGCGGTAGTTCCTACTTTGATGGTACGGGGGATTACCTCAGCATTGCTGATGCGACTGCACTTGATCTTAGTGGCGATTGGACAATTGAAGGTTGGTTCAATGTGTCTTCTTCCGCTGGCGCAAGTTCTTATCTTGGTTTTGTAACCAAATGGGCTTCTGGACAAAGAAGCTACTACATTTCTTTGAATGTGGCTGCTAAAGGCATCTATACGTCTATTTCAACAAATGGTTCTGGAAATTCTGATTTGTCCTCATCTTCAAATGTTTGGACATTTAATACTTGGAACCACTTGGCTTTGGTTGTTAGCGGTGGTGGAGCCACAAGAACAATATATGTGAATGGTGTAAATGTTGGCTCAACTACTATGCCGGGTACACCTTTCAACGGAACATCCGCTGTTCAAATAAGCGGTGATGGAACCATTACATCTGCCATGTATGGTTATTTGAGTGATGTTCGTATCGTGAAAGGTACGGCTGTTTACACGGCAAACTTTACGCCACCAACCGCGCCTCTTACGAATATCACAAACACATCCCTTCTTTGCAACTTCACCAATGCTGGCATCATTGACAATGCGATGATGAACAATTTGGAAACAGTTGGTAACGCGCAGATCAGCACCACGCAGTCAAAGTTTGGTGGATCGTCCATGTACTTTGATGGAACTGGCGACAAGCTCGTTATGGCATCGTCTCCCAATGTATCGTTCAATACTGGTGATTTTACGGTTGAAGCGTGGATATTCTCTGCGAATGTTACTGCGGCAGCACAACGTGGCTGGATACAAACATCAGATACCGCTGGAGGGCTTAAAACTACTTACACAACAGGTATGTTGATATATTTTGGCGCTCCAAGTAATGGGGCAGTAACCACGATTGTTGGGGGGACTACTTATTCTTCAGCGGGCAGTGCCGTTTCTGCCAACGTATGGACTCATATTGCGGTAACCAGAGCATCTGGTACGGTTCGTTTGTTTGTAAACGGAACAATTGTAGCATCTGGAAGCGGAAATAACACCAATCTATCTGGTCAATTCATCTGTATTGGCGGGTACAATAGCGATACTTATTTATACAACGGATACATGAATGATTTCCGCATAACCAAGGGCTACGCCCGTTACACGGCTAACTTCACTGCCCCCACAGCCCCGTTCCCAACTCAGTAAGAAGGCAATCTGTCTTCTCTAACCATTCCGGCGTGATGTTCTTGATAGTGTCGCGCCAGTAGGTTTCAAAGACATGGATCGCATCAGCGTCTTTGATCTTCTCTTTGGCTTCAGCCTTTAGCTTTGGATCAAAGAGCCACGGCTGCGCCAGGTCTAATGGGCAGCAGAATGTGTGGGGCATGATGGTCAGGTTCTCATTGAGATAAGGGTTGCTTGCCATCTTGGCGGGGAGAACAACCCCACCATAGGCCCATGTGTTAGATTGTATTGCCTGCGGGATACGGCGCAACCATTCTTCAATAAACAAATGCTTAGGTGGCGCTATCATCAAGGCATTACTGATAGACCGCCGATCAGCACCCTCCCAAGACAGAATGAGGTTATTCTGAAACAGCAAATGCTCTATTGGCTTTTGCAACAGAACATCCGTATCCATGTAGATGCCGCCATAATCATGCAGAATCTGCAAACGCATGACATCAGCAATGTATTGCGGATATGGAATTGTAACTCCGTCAATTTCAGTTGGAAGCTTGCATTCCGCAATGCCCACGCGGTTGCGAATTTCCAACGGTATTTTTTTATAGTCATTGGTCCAGATATACATCCGATCTTTATGATGCTTGCGCGCCATCTTAACCGCCAAGCTATTGATGGCAGACCATGGACGAGTTTTTTCCGTCACGGGGTAAATCATGTGAATGATATCAGGGATCATTTGTTTACCCTTAAGAATGGTTGGTTGCCAAAGCACAGGTACTTTTCACCTGTAGAGATATCTTGCCGGCATTCTAAGTAGACACGATCTCTGTGCGTTGGGTTGGGGGTATAGATCAAATCCCCGTCCCCATCTTCGTAGCAGAACCCATAGGGACGATCTTCATCAGGTCGGCGCAGCCAACCATAGGTAAAGTGCCAACCGTGGGACACAACTTTGTCATCCATTGGCGCGGTCCTTCCAGTCTCTGCCAAATGTGATGTTTGTTTGGGCCTTAACCATCTTGTTATTCCAGCACCAAGCCTCGCCAGTGTCATCCTGAAAGACCAACCAAATGACATCATGCTCTGCCCCATAGTCTATGAGAACCTGGGCAAGCCCTTTGCCCTTTGGCGTCTCCACAGGGATTGGAGGGTTAAGCTGAAGCATCATCTTTCTTGGACCTTAGATCGCGAATGGATGACTTTGGCACATAGCATTTGTAGTGATGATACAGGCAGTATGAACTGCCGTCTTTTTTCACCTCATTACAGAACATAAATTCTTTGGGTATATTACCAGACACTATGTAGCGGCAGGACTGCGGGTTGAGGTCCATCAATCTCACAGGCTTACCATCAGGCTTCACATTGTTTTGTCGGTATATTTCTTCAATGGTTGGTTTAACCGGCGCAGGAGCCTTCCTGACAAGCTTTTTCAAGCCAATAGGGCGTGGCGCTGCCTTCTTTGTGTCTGGGTGCTTCTGCCTCATAGGAACGCCAGCGTGACGCATCCGGTATAGATGCCCCATGACAGCATTGCGGCTGATGCCAAGATGCTTGGCAATCTCTGACGAGGGAACATTCGTTTCCCAAAGCTGAAGTATCTTTTTCTGGATATCGTGCATGTATCACCTTTGTTGGTTGGGTGGAGGCCGTACCGAAAGCCCCCACCCTACTCACTCTACGCAAAGCTACGCTTACTGATCCTGCTGCGGGTCTTGCTGCTGGATAGGAGCGAATTTCCGCGCCAGAGCCGCAATTTCTTCCTCCTCTGCGGTCGTTGTCTGTATCTGAGCAAACTGAGCCGCAAAAGCCATGTAGTTGACCCCATCCACATAGTTATCAGCGTGGCGGGGGTTGCTAGCCACGCGCGCCATCTTGGTGGCAACGTGGATCATAGCAACGTCATAGGGTGTGATCACCCGATCCAGCATTACTGTAGCGATTCGCGAGATACGGTCAAACACCATATCTTCCTGGCCGTATTGGCCCGCGCGGTCCCTGAGAGTATTGACGGCTGAACTGAGTACGTCCTTGTGGTTCATCATAGTTGTTCTCCAGATTATCAAGATCAAGGTATTCGGCCACTTTGCCGATATGATGGGTATTGAGTATCACATCACCACGGTCTTCCCATGAAACCTCCTTAGTGTATGGGTCTTTCCGTTTGTACCATTGCCTGCACACAATGAACTCATCACGGTTCATGGCGAGACAAAACTGCGTTGCGCTTTCTGATCCATGATCAACGATCATTTGGTGGATCAGTTCGCCCCTAGCGCTGGGCATATTCATGGTTAGTAAAAATCTCACGGTTCTCTCCTAACCACTGTGCCGTCCATCTTGCGTTTCCACTTTGAATGCTTGCTTCCCGGCAGTGGATTCTTTGATTTAGGCTTTGCGCCTATGTGACGCTGGTGAATGCGTTTTACTTTGGCGATCAGGGGAATGTCCACAGTAGCAGTATGAGTCCTGTGACACTTCCGATGAGCAACCAGCCAATTGTCAGCAGTATCGCTTCCACCAGCTTCCAATGGAATTTCGTGGCTAACATCCCATTCTTCTCCCGGCACAACCTTCATACTGCACAGGTGGCATACCCCGCCATGGCGCATGAAGATGTCGGCTCTCATCTTGCCTGTGATTCGAACACGCTTCATTGCATTTTACCTAAGCTTACAACATCTGTTTCAACATCGTAAGCCAATGCTACTGCGTCTTGCAAAACTTCTAGCAAAATTGGGACAGCTTCTTCCATTTCAAGATCACTGACAACATCTGCCAAAACCATTGATACGGCTTTCAGGATTGCGCCATTTTCCTGTTTGTCAAAGATGTCACCAATCTGATTGTACAGATTGAGGCCATCTATCGTGTACTCTGTATCGTCAGACATTTTCATTGTCCTCTGGTTGTATAAGATCAGATTGCGGCACGAAGAATGCCGGTCTTCCTGTTTTAGGGTCTGTCCAATACTTCTGGTTCTTTGCATCACGGCCCATCATATACCCATGGACAGTATACGTGCCGTTTTTGCCAGTAACCAGCCAATATGCTCGGTCGTCAAAGTCATCATGATGGATGATGAGCCGGGCATCAGGTCGCTGGCTAGCGCGGACTTCAAAGTCACCGACATCAGGGTCTTTGCGGTCACGCTTGCACCAGAAGACATTCTTATACTTAGCCATCACGCATTCCGTCATGGCGCTTTCAATGTGCTTTTGCCAGTCTCCTTCAGAGTCTAATCCATACTTTGGCTGCATGTTATATTTAATGCTCTCCACCTGGCGCATGACACCAATGTTGGCCGCCATCATCATTTCATAGGTAGTGAGTTTAATCACAACGGCAGCCATTACAGCCTCATTTCTGCGCGCTTGGATGCTTCCATGCTTTGCCATTCATGGAACCGCATACGGATATATTCCATCTTCACTTTGAGTAGAGACGCCTTTTCACGCGCCTCCACCATCTTTGATACGAACTCGCGCCATTCTTCAGACCCCTTCACTTGCATTTCAGCGCGAGACACAGGCATATCGCCCATGCCCAGCATCATGCGGGCCAGAACAGCGCTTTTGGTTTCTTCAAGAAGATTAGCCGCAGCATCCGCATCTACCCAAGACTTGGCAACGATGCGAAACTGTTCCGACAGTGGAAGATTGTCTTCAGACACAGGGGTTTCTCCTAGAAAGGAATGGTGTCTTCGTCCACCTCTGGCAGGGGACGAGAAGTCTTCTGTGAGGCGGCTGCGCTAGGTGCATCCTTGCGCTTGAAGGAAATGCTCATAAACGGCTGCCCGTTCTTGTCCTTCTTTACCCAGCCGTTCATCCAGTATTCCACGCCGTCAATCATACAAGAGCCGGTGCGATCTGGGTGGTTTTCCTTTTCCTTCTTTGTATTCACAAAGATAGAGCCGGACATATCACGCGCTTCATAGGCCATCATACTTCTCCTTCAACTTACTGATGTAGGCATCTAGCTCTCCAAGGAACTCATTTACTTCCTTTTCAAGCTCTTCAATGCGCTTGTCATCACGCTCCACGCGCTTGACCCAAAGCTGCATTTTCTCAGGTACACGCGGATCGTAGCTAATGAAGTCGCACCACTTACGACCAGTGCAAGCCATCTGCCACTGCATCTGCGTGACATACTTGCCGGGGATCGTCTCGGACAAGATTGTATCGATGTGGGTGGCAGTGTTGGGACACTTGATCTCAACACCGCCTTCCTCCCCCACAAGCCCGTCAGGAGAAGCCCCAGACATTGGAATGGTAGGGTGGGGAACGAAACCAACCCCCTCCACCAGAGAGCCTGTTTCTGCTTCATAGGCAGCACGGGCCTTTGGCTCAGTCTCAGTTCCCCACACCATTGCAGCGTTCTGATAGGAATCCCCCTTAGCTCCTGTCAGGCGCTCGCAAATCAATTCAGCCATATAGTTGGCGCGGCTGGCGCTAGGTCCAGTCTTGGTTTTAGCAATGACATCAGCCACACGGCTTGCCGTTACTTTTCCAAGACGGGCAGCATGCCAATCCTCAGTGCGTTGAAGATCGTTCATTTCCGCACCTTGTTCTTTGAGCCTTTTGGGCGACCGGGGCCGCGCTTCTTCCGCAACCGCTTCAATTCTTCTTGTGCTTTATCGTGATAGCTAATCCATAGCAGACGGCTGTGCTGAGTAGCTTCTAAATCATCTTGAAGCTCTTGGATTTTCTCAGCCATCAACTTGATGATGATCGCTTGTGTATCATGTTCCATTGTCATTCTCCTTATGGCAGCCATTCATAGATTTTGATGACGAGTCCGGCATACATAACAGCCACGCCTGTGCCAGCTACGATGTATCCCATCAGTTCTTTGTCAGTCATGTTTTGGGTTTTGTCATGCAGATAGCCGGATTGAATGGCTGCATAGAGCAGACCAGCAAAGAAGACAAAAGAGCCAAAAGCAACCATCACTTAGCCTCCCGTTCTTTGAGCATTCCATCAGCGTACTGATAGGCAACTTCATCAAACCAGCGTGGTCCTTTCTTCAAGGCTGTGTCTGCAAGCTTTGGATTGGAAAGCAACCCTGTGAGTGCTGCCATTGCAAACTGGTCCCGCAGTGAGGGCGTGTCTTGAATTGCCACGCCAATGGCATGACCATATTGATCTGCGTAAATTTGCAGAACACGGGTCATATCGGAATGAAGTTCAGACATTTTCATCTGTCTTCTCCTTTGCATCAGCTTCAGTAGCCATCTGCTTCAGTTCAGCAATGGCATCAGCATCAAGGGCGGTGCGCTGATCCTTAGACAGGGTCTTCCACCATGCAGTGAGAGCCGGGGTTCCGCACTTAGCTGCAACCATTGCATCGGTGGCAAGCTTGGTGCGTTCTTCTTTGGTCAGGGTGCTAGGCTTGGGAGCCTGTTCCTTGGCGGGGGCCTTCTCAACAGCCGCATTGCCGTCATCGTCATCCGCAGCAAGGCAGAGCAACGACATCAAGCCATAACGGCGAGCATAGGTAATGCCTGAGCCAATGCCGTGAGCATCGTACTTATTCACCGGCATGAACAGCGTTTCAGACATAAACTCACCGGACTTGTGAACGATCATTGTCTCCACTTCCACACCGCCTTGAACAGTGCGGGGAAACTGCACGATAGACAGATCATTGACTGCCAGAGGCTCACGGATCACGCCACGGACTGCGGCGAGGTCTGCATACTTGGAACGGAAGGCAGGGTTCATGCCCTTCTTCGTTGCGTCATCAATCTCGCCCTGTGCCTTAGACAGTGCAGTAGCGAGCATGGAAATGGTTTCAGACATCTTCATAGGGGTATCTCCTTAGTACCAAGAGGGTTTGTGGATCAGTGACGGCGTATTGTTCTCTTCTGCCTCGCCATCAATGTAGGCGATGAGTTTGGTGTCAGCCATAATGCTGTCCTTGATGAAGTGGAACAGCGGGTTCTTGCGATCAAGGAACAGGTCTTCCTTGCCGTCGAAGCTAGGGATCGTGATGGACTCGATGGCCCAATCGCCAGGGCCACCGTTATCAATCTCAATCATGCAGTCCACTGTCAGGCAGTGGTTCTTCAGAGCAAGCTCTTCTACTGGTATCTCGTATGCCATCGGTTTCTCCCGTATCAGGGTTCCCCATATATACACCCTGTTCTGAATATGTCAACAGGCATCTTGACATTGGCGCAAAATGGGTCATCTTGTGGATATGAGACTAGATCGTGACCCCTGTTTGATGGCTGTTATCCGGCGCTATGGCACTGCCCAGCGCTTGGCCTCGGCTTTGGGGCTGACGAGACAGGCTATTGCCTCATGGGACATGGTCCCCGCCAAGTGGATCAGGCACATTTCGGGTCAAACGGGGATGCACCCCTACCGGATCAGGCCGGACCTGTATGTGGAGGGCTACTGGAACATGGGGATGAACACGGCTGAGATTAGCGCCAAAATGCGCCTGTCTGAGCCGGAGGTAGATCGGTATCTCCACCTAGTCTTGGCGCGGAGAAGGGCTGGACAGAATGATAACGCTTGTACTGCCATTCCCCCCGTCAGTGAACCGCCTTTGGCGGGCCAGTAAGGGAGGTGGGGTCTACCGATCCCCCAAGTACAATGACTGGCGGCGTCTGGCCATGTGGCAAATCCTTGGCCAAGCCAAAGGCAAAAAGATTGAAGGTCCGTACAAGCTTACAATCCTAGCTGTGCGGCCTGATAAGCGTAAGCGTGACTTGGGCAACCTTGAGAAAGCCATCAGTGATATTCTGGTGAGCCAGGGCTTAGTGGAAGATGACTGCCTATGCGAATGGATCGTGGCGAGGTGGGTGGATAAGGGGCCAGAGTGCCAGATCATTATAGAGCCAATAGGAGAAGCACATGAAAGCGAAGAAGATAGAAGGGACAATAAACCTTAAAACCTGGTATGTTCCTGATTATGATGAGAAGTTTGAAGATTACACCCGTGACATTGATAAAGTTGTTCAAGTTCTTGAACAACGGCTGGAAGTTTACCGTAGTGTAATGATTGATGCTTGCCAGAAGAATGTAGAAAGGGTCATCAAAGGCGAAATCAAAAAATCAGGCATTGTCGTTGAAATGCCAGAACCCGGCGAATTTATAGACAAGACTCCATTAGACGCAATTCGTATCCGGCTTCCGTTTGGCGCGGCAGAAGGCGAAGATGTTGTCTTTGAGTTCAGCTTTGATGATCTCGTTGAAGATACTTTTGGCTATGTGTATTTGAAACAACCCAAAAATGCTCTCGCAAAATATCTGGAAATCCGTGATTCCTTTCAACGTGGCGTGGACAGGATGACGGAGGTAATTAACTCAATGGAAATTGAGGAAGATACCGATGACAATACAGATGAATGAAACAGAGTTTCTGCGGGCAAAGATCAGTGAGCTCGAAGAAGAGATCAGGCAGTTAAAAGACGATCTCTGCCCGCCTGACAATCCGTTCGTCGGCAAGCTTGGCATGAGTATGCAGCTAGCTTGCTTGTTATGGACACTGTACAGCACACCCGGCATCGCAACGAATGAACGCTTGAATATTGTGATTGTCCGGTATGGGCAAAGGGAGTCAGACGATGGCTCTGATCACAGCCTCCGCACGAAGGTACGCATTACTCATTTGCGGCATATACTGCGTAAGTATGGGATCAGCATAAACAACGTCTGGGCAGTTGGATATCGCATATCAGATGAAGACAAAGCAAAACTGAAACAAGTGATGGAGATATGAAATGATCAGCAAAGATAAGCAATACCGCACCCGCGATGGCCGTGAGGTTCGCATCTATGCGACTGATGGCTATGGCGACAATAAAGTTCATGGCGCTGTCAAAGAGGATAGTGGGTGGGTTATCTATGCGTGGTACGAAGACGGGCGATACGCTTTGTCTGATTACAAAGGACGGCATGACCTCATTGAAGTGAAGCCCCGCATCAAGCGCACGGTGTGGCTGAATATCCATGAAAGCAGCGCCACAGCGCACCAAAGCAAACAATCCGCAGACGATGCCTGTAAAACAACTGGTTCTTTTGGATCGGTTTCAATCTACCGTCTTGCTTGCATTAAAATTGAGATTGATTGCGAAGAGGGAGAAGGGCTGTGACTGATGATCTTGTGAAGCGGCTGCGTGATTGGTCTGAATACGATGAAGGCAAGATCAATGACGCCCGTGAAGAAGCTGCCGACCGCATTGAGACGCTGGAAGCGGCGCTGCGGGAGATAATCTCAAACAATCCAATTCACGGGGATGCGGGATCGGCCAGCATCAAAGATATTGTTGATGCAATCATAAGATCAAGCACTATCGCCCGCGCTGCACT